CGGGCGAGATGGCCCGCATCGTCTCGGTCGCCACCGACACGGTCACGGTCGCACGCGGCGTCGGCAACATCGCCGCCGCAGCACTGAACGCACTCGATGCGTGGCTCGTAACGGGCGATGCCCAGCCGCAAGGCTCGGACTTCCCGATGCCCCGCTACCTCGCGCGCGTGGTCGGCTTCAACTTCACGCAGATCACCCGCACGACCTGGGGCTTCACCCGCACCGACACGCAGATCAACAAGTACGGCGGCAAGGAGCCTGCCAAGGAGGCAAAGCGCAAGGCGCGCGAGCACAAGAAGAAGTGGGAGGCGATCGGCTTCTTCGGTGCCCGCTCCTTCACCTCGGCGGCTCCTCCCGAGAACAACCCGCGTGGGACCGCAGGCGGTCTGGTCGAGTTCATCCAGACCAACAAGGTCTCCTCGGGTGGTGTCCTCAGCCCGACCTTCTTCGACAACTTCATGGCAGGCGTTCACGCCTACGGCGGTACCAACAAGGTGATCTTCGTCTCACCTGTCGGGGCCATGTGCATGTCGAACTGGAACCGGCAGGGGATGGGTGCCCAGTGGGATCCGGGCGGCTTCGGCAACAGCCGTGATGTCTACGGTGTGCAGGTCGACGCGGTGATCTCGGGCGCCTACGGATACAAGACGCCGGTCGTCGTCAAGAAGGAGTGGGCCGAGTTCCCGGTTGCGGGCTACGGCGGCTACCTCTTCATCGTCGACATGGACTACGTCGAGCGGCGCCCGCTCGCGGACGCCGACACGAAGCTCCTGACCGACCGTCAGCCTGCAGGCAAGGACTCGTACAACGCCGAGTACATGACCGAGGCGACCTACGAGATCGCGCACGAGCGCACCCACGGCCTGATCACAGGCATCACCGCTCCTCCGTGATCCACGGGGGCTGACGCAGGAGGGGGCCGGTGAGATCCCAGTCAAGAGCACCGGCCCCCTCTCCCTAAGGAGGAGCATGCGCTTCGTCTCCAAGTACGCCAAGTACGCGCTACAGGTGCGGCCTCAACTGACCGAGGCCTACGCGACCGGCGCGATCAAGATCGTGCAGGAGCAGCTCGTCGCCCAGTTCACGATCCAGGCCGCAACCGGTGAGGAGCGCGCGCTCGCGCGCCAGTTCTTCAGCTTCAACGGCTTCTACCAGGAGGAGGACTGGGTCACGATCGTCGAGCCGGACTATCGGATCTCGGCCTTCGACTCCCTGATCTCCCAGCGCGAGCTGCGCTGGACCGACGACGAGCGGCTCGCGGTCGAGGAGGCCCTGATCCGTGAGGCCGAGCTGCACCCGCAAGACCTGTTCGTGATCGCGGCCAAGCGCGCCCCGCTGCCCTGGCCGACCTACGACAGCTACAAGGGCACGCCCGCGCAGCTCTGCAAGAAGATCGAGGAGGACGGCTACAGCTTCGTCGAGGTGCTCAACTACGAGCGCGAGAACCAGAACCGGCCCGAAGTGATCTCGAAGCTGGAGCTGGCCTGCGACCTCACCGACGACGGCCTCAGGATCGCCGAGCAGATGCCGGAAAGCGAGGAGGAGCTTGTCGGCTAAGGCGACGGCCTGGATCATGAACGGCCCGGCCTACGTCGACCACGAGGACCTGGAGGGGCGGCGCAAGAAGCGGAAGCTGCCGCGCCCTGTCCGCGTCAAGAGGGCGCGTGGGTGAGCGCTGGCGGCAGTGGACGCCGCCGCTCCTGATCGAGGAGGCCCCCGTCGAGACGGCACTGTGGAAGCCGGGACGGCCACTGGTCGAGCCGTTGATCACCTGGCCGATCGAGGTGATCGAGCGGATGCGGGCTGGCTACCAGTGCGTCAACTGCCTGGAGCCGCAGGAGCACTCCTGGCCCGAGGCCTGCTCGCTCTGCCACTTCCCGATGCGGACCAAGCAGGCCGAGCTATTTGCGCGCCAGTACGCGGGCGAGCGGATGCTCGACGCCCGCAACTGGGAGGAGGAGCTGGACGGCCTTGAGGAACGGCGACGAAAGGAGGACGAACGTGCGCGTCAAGATGGTCAACAGCGTCGATGAGTACGTCGCCGGGGAGGAATACGACCTCGACGACGAGACCAGCGACCGCTTCGTGATGCTCGGCTACGCCGACGGTACGCTCTCGCGCGACTACAGCCTCGAAGAGCTAGCCGCCGAGCGCGCCAAGCACCAGTCGGTGGCGATCTGAGATGGCGAGCCAACACTACAACCTCGCCCTGCAGGAGTTCTGGAAGGGGACGCTCGGCGATCTCACCTCGGCGGGCATCTCGGTCAAGGCGCGGCTGATGCGCACCTCGGCCTACACGATCAGCCAGGCACACCAGTGGGCCTCGCAGCTTCCGGCCACGATCGTTGCCGACGTGGCGCTCGGGACCAAGGTCGCGAACGGGGGCACGGCGGCAGACCCTGGCTGCTTCGACGCAGGCGACGTGACCTTCACCGCCGTCCCCTCGGGGGCCTTGATCGACTGCCTCGCCGTCTACAAGGACACGGGCACCCCCGGCACCTCGAACCTGCTCTTCTACATCGACGGCTTCACGGTGACGCCGAACGGCGGCGACATCACCGTCCAGTGGCAAAACAGCGTCCCCTGGATCGCGAAGCTCTGAGGTAGCTCGTGGCGACCGTCCAGGTCGGGAGTGTCTGGCCGACCGGCTCGACGCTCACGATCACCCGCCCCACCACGATCACCGGCCAGGCGATCACGGGTGCGGTCTCGGGCGCGGCCTTCGGCGTCCCCAGCGTCATCATCGCCCCCGTTCAGTTCAGGGCGGTCACCGGGGTCGCGAGCGCACAGAGCTTCGGCGCCGCTGTCCTCAGGATCAGCCAGGTCAGGCAGGTCAGCGGCGTCCCCTCGGCGCAGGCCTTCGGCGGCGCGCTCAAGCTGAACCAGTTCGTTCAGCCTGCTGGCCTCGACCCGTACGCGGGCTTCGTCAGCTCGATCACCGGCCAGGTGATCTCAGGCGACGGTCACGTCGTCGGCGGGCAGAGCAAGGCGGCGTCGCACTTCGGCGCGGTCACGATCCACGCCACGATCACCGTCCCCGTCCAGGGCTTCTACAACTACCCGCCCTTCGTCAACTCGATCACGGGCGGCGTGATCTGCGGCGACGGCCACATTGTTGGCGGCTACGGCGGTACCGGTTACCAGTTCGGGCACCCGACGATCTACGCGCTCTACCGCGTCTCCGTCGGCGGTGTCGGGAGCGCGCAGCAGTTCGGCTCGATCAAGACCGCCCAGCGCATCTACCTGTCCGGCGTCCCTTCGGCGCAGGCGTTCGGGACGCGGATCGGGTTTAAGTTCCGCATCCTCGGCCTCGGTTCTGCGCAGGCCTTCGGTATCCCGAGGGTGTTCCTCGTCTGGATGCGCGCGGACCTCTGCAGCGTGCTTGCGCTCACCTCCGCGCAGTGCCTCACCGCCACCGACGCCTCGATCCTCAACACCTTCCGCTGCGGGGACGGGACGCGGATCGGCTCGGGGACGGTCTTCCTCGGCGAGCCGAGCGTGATCACTCTCGACCTTGAACCAGCGGGGTGTGTATGAGCTACACGAAGCAGAGCTGGGTCGACGATGTCACCGAGGTCGACAAGGCCCACATGGATCACATCGAGGACGGGATCGTCTCGGTCGACAGCGGTCTTACGAGCTTCATCGGCACGAGAGGCCAGCCAAGCGGGCTTGCCACCCTCGGCACCGACGGTCTCGTCCCCGCCTCCCAGCTCCCGACTCCCAGCGGTGGTGGCGGCACCGCCTCCGCTCTCCCGACCGGAGCGCTGCTCGACTGGGCTGGCAGCAGCGCCCCGAGCGGCTACCTTCTCTGCGACGGAAGCGCGGTCAGCCGCTTCATCTACCCCGACCTCTTCGGGGTGATCGGCACCCTCTACGGCGCCGGGGACGGCTCCTCGACCTTCAACCTCCCCGACTTCCAGGGCCGGGTCGCAGTCGGCAAGGGAAGCGCCGTCGCCGTGAACACGGTCGGCAAGAACGACGGCCAACCCGCTGGCTCGCGCACGACCCAGCACACGCACACAAACGGGGTCACGGCCAGCCACAACCTGACCCTCCCCAACCACGCCCACGCCGTCAGTGAGGCTCCTCACTCGCACGGCTTCTACAACTGGAGCCAGAACATCGGCGGCGGCGGGGCTGGATTCCAGACCGGGACAACGGTGGGGTCGGAGACCCAGTCTCGCATCGACGGGGCCATCGCTACCGCCTCGACCGGAGTCAGCGTCGGTAACCCCACGAGTAACCCGGCGATCAGCGGCGGCGTGAGCGTCGGTGGCTCGATCGGTGTCGGGACGCCGGGGGATGGCCCGGCCTATCTCGTCATCAACAAGGTGATCAAGACCTAGGAGGGACGGATGGCAACGATCAGCACGCCGAACGGGATGCAGTCGGGTACCGACTCGACCGAGCTGACCTTCTACCCAGGCTGGTGGAAGGTCTGGGAGCAGGGCGGCACTGCCCTGACGGCCGGGTACATCGCCGAGTCGCTCAACCCGGACAGCTTCTTCACCTGGAAGAAGTCCCGCTCCGACGACAACAAGAACAACCACAACTACGGCCCATAGGAGGGAGCGTATGTCGAGCGTCGAGAACGCCGAGGAGCGCAAGGAATCGCTTGCGATCGGAGACCCGGAGGCCGGGTACGTCGGCCGCGACATGTCGGGGGTCTTCGGCACGGGCACCGTGCCCGATGTCGAGCAAGAGATCTACGACGCCAACAAGAAGGCCCACGAGGACGAGGTCGCAGCACTCGAAGAGGCCGAGGACAAGGTCGTGAAGCAGCGGCGTGCAGACGCCGAAGGAGGACAGGCGAAGGCCGACAGCTCGTCGACCTCGACCAAGACGAGCAAGTCCAGCACGTCGAGCAGCACCTCCTAGGCGCGCTGCTCTTCGACCCGGCGTAGGGGCTTCGGGGACGCCTCCTCCTGGCCCCGCGCCGTGGTCCCAACAGGAGGAGGCGAGATGAGCACACCCTGGTACCAGCAGCCCTACAAGGGCGCACCGATGATCGCGCTGCCGGGTTTCCCGAGAGCGCTGTATCCGCCCGACGCAGCCGCGAGCGGGAAGACGCCTTCGGCCAAGGGCAAGGACGTGCAGGCCTACAAGCGCGTCGTCTGGCGGCTCGGGCGCTGGCCCGGCCCCGCCTCGGGCTTCGACAACAACTTCTCCAACGCCTTCAGCCACGGCAAGGGCGGCAACGTGATCGACACCGGCATGGCGGGAATGCAGCGCCAGGCCAAGATCGACGACACCGGCTGGGTCGGTGAGAAGACCTTCAACTTCATGCGCTCGGTCCTGATCCCCGAGGGGATCCCTAGCGGCCCCGGCAAGGCGGGCGAGCATGCGATGGACGCCTACGCCCAAAGCCTGCTCGTCGACGCCTGGGACGAGTTCGGCGGCAAGGAGCCATCCCCGGCCCCGAGCGGGACGATCCGCTCTGCCGCGCTCAAGCGCGCCACCGCCGAGCTGGGCAACAAGGAGTCGCCCGCAAACTCGAACCGCACCAAGTACGGAGCCTGGTACGGGATGGACGGCAATCCCTGGTGTGCGATGTTCACGACCTGGGCCTACTGCTACGGAGCCGACGACCTCAAGCGCACATCGAAGTCGATGGTGAAAGGGAAGGCGTACAGCTACGTCCCGTACATCGTCTCGGACGCAAGGGCGAAGCGGAACGGTCTCAGCGTCACCAGCAGTCCGATCGCGGGCGATCTCGTCTGCTACGACTGGGGCTTCGACGGCACCTTCGATCACGTCGGCCTGTTCGAGGCCTGGGCGTCGGGGAGCGGTTCGACCTTCACTGCCCTAGAAGGCAACACCTCGACCAGCAACAACTCCGACGGCGGCGAGGTGATGCGGCGGACACGGCGCGTTCCCGACCAGTCGACGGTGTTCGTGAGGGCAGCGGAGTGAGCACTCACCACCCCCTCACCGGGATCGTCTTCATCGCCATCCTCGCCGTGCTCGCGGTCACGGGGATGATCGTCGGAGCGGTGCTGGCGGCGAACGACTACTCCTCGGCAGGGGCGTTCGCGATCGCCTCCGCCTGTGTCGGTGTGCTCGGCACCCTCGCGGTGCAGCACGTCGCCACCAACGGCAAGCACGACGAGCCGCCAGAGGGATGATCGCGACCAGCACGCGCGTCGACATCGGCTGGGAGGCACTAATCGCGATCCTCGCCCTGATCTTCTCACTCAGCGTGCTCGGGATCATCGCGATGACGCGGCGTCTGCGTAACCACCATCTTCGGGTCGGCTTCTTCGTCGAGCGCGGTGACGAGCTGAGTGGCCCCGACGAGAGCTGGCTCGATCCAGAGACCACGGCCGAGCTACCCGTGACCAAGGAGGAGAAGTGAACCTGGGACAGATGCGCGGCCAGGTACAGGCCTGGCTCGGCCTGCAGGACATCTCCAGCTACAACGAGAACCAACTGATCGAGGACAAGCTCTACCAGGGCACGCTCGACCTTCTCGCACGCACCCGCTGCGTGGTGCGCTGCGTCCAGCTCACCACCTTCGCCGACCAGGACGAGTACGTCCTCGACCACAAGATCCTCGCTCTCGTCGATGTGGACAACGGTGGCTACCGCCGCTACCGCCGAGACCAGGCCGAGATCTACAACGACTTCGGAGCCGTGCAGCCGCAGCAGTGGTACGGGCCAGCCGAGGCGGTCGACCCACCCTTCGGCTTCACCCTGATCCGAGCCGACCTGCTCCGGCTCACTCCCGTCCCGAGCGTCGACGGGCAGGTGCAGGTGTGGGCGGTGATCCGGCCGACCCAGATGGGGAGCGACACCGACTCCCCCGGCCAGGAGCAGTTCGGGGCGATTCCCGACGAGTGGCACGACGCGATCGTCAGCTACGCGATGTGGAAGCTCGCCGACTACGCCGACGACGGCTCGGCCCAGAATGGCGAGTACTACCGCGTCCTCTACGAGGGCGAGGATGGACGCGGCGGCAGGCTGGCGCAGATCCGCATTGCCGTCCACAAGCGCGGCACCGCGCGCGGCGTGCGCATGCACGTCCGTCTCCCTCCCACCTCCGGCTCGGGGTCGTTCACCTAGTGGCCGCTCCGATTCAGCTCCTGCGCGGCGCGCGCGCGATGTCACGCGACCAGGCTCGTGAGATGCTCCCGCCCGGCTACCTCTGGGATGTCTGCGACTGGGTCCCGCAGATGATCGACTCGCTGCTGACAAGCAGGGGCGGCTGGATCTGGGGCAGCGCCTCGGGAGCGAGCGCCGACTTCAACTCGGGCATCCTTGCGCCCTACACGGCCGGAGAGCAGAACCTCGGCAACGCAGGTGGGACGGTGTACGCGATCAGCGACACGCCGCCCTTCCCGCTGACCAGCCGAGGCACCGTCCCTGCGGTCGTGAAGCAGAACCCGGTCATGCTCTTCGACCAGGTGATCTGGCTCGACGGGAACGGAGCTTCCCCGCCCGTGATCGTCCCGCCCACCGGCTCCCCGGCCCCGATCAGCCCCGGCACCGTCAAAGCCCCGCGCAACGTCCGCTACGGGACGATCTGGGGCGAGTACTTCGTCGGCGCCAACCAGGTCGGGCACGAGGACACCGTCTACTGGGGACCGCCGGACGACATCACCCAGCCGTGGGACGAGAACGCGCTCTGGCGCACCACGGGCGCGGTCACCGGCCTCGCCGCCCTCCGCACCGTGATCCTCGTCTTCCACGCCTCCTCGATCGAGCGCCTGCGCGGCACCCGCCCACCGGCCGGGACCTCGAAGGGCGACATGGTGCTGGAGCCGCTCTTCCAGCAGGTAGGGACGACCGAGCCGAAGACGATCTGCTACTGGCAGGAGAACGTGCTCTTCGCCGACGAGCACGGCGTCCACATCACCGACGG